TTTTATGTTTTTATGTTATAACCTGAAATTATTAAAGTTAATCTCCTTTAACTTAGGATGAACAATCCATCCACTCTGTCCTGGATCTGAATGACGCCCTTGCTTATGATCATACGCATCCGTACCCAATACCATGTACATATACCTTTTTCATATTACCCTTCTGGCTACCCTTTTATCTGCCAATTTTTTAAATGCCCCACTAGATGCATCCGCCTGATCCTTATAAGTAGAGAATGGGAAATTCCTTAGCTCATCTTTATACACATGATTCCAGTCTGCTACCAACATCTGTACATTTCCATTATTTACCTGTACTGAAAAAGGATCTGCCCGGAATACCTTATCTCCGGTGGGGCATTCTTTAAAACAACTATACCCGGCCAGGTTACGGATGGTCGCCTCAGCACTCTCTTTCCCACCTGAGCCGGGTTCTTGTTCTATACCTACAGTTACATTATACCCATCACTGCGGGCGGTCTGCTTTAGAATCATCTCACGTTCTTCACTGGACCATTGCCCACGAATAACATCCTCTATAAGGAAATGCCCATCTGCGAACTTATGCATTTTCACACCTACGGTAAATGCACCCGTACCCTGGCTTCCTGCCTTATCCCAATATCTAACGGATGCTATTATGTTGGTAAGCGGTGGCATCCGAGCGATCATCTGAAAGTGGTCCACCTTAAACATCCCTCCGCCTGGCGGCGTGGGGTTCTGTCCGATCTGCCCGGCGTAGCCGTATTGGCCTAGGTCTAGTTCTGCATCTTGCAGTATAACCCACGATAATCTCTCTGGATCCAGTAAGTCATCCTTATAGTACTTTTCTAATTCTGATGGGTGGAGTTGTTCCCGGTAATTACGAATCTCTCCGGGTAGAGATATATGTCTTACATTCTGTTTCTTCTTTGCCAGGATATGTCCGGTTGGATCGTTTTGGTGTAGTCGTTGCATTATACCTATGGTTACCGTTACGGCTTTATCTGTTTTACGCATCGACAGAGTTTGATCTAACCATCTATTGGCTGTCTCTAATCCCTTTTCTGAAACGGCTTCTTCTGGGTTCAGCGGATCATCCCAAATATTGATATGTCCATGAAATCCTGTGACTGTTGCACCGACGGATGTCGAGAAGCGGTTTCCCCCTAATAACAGCCGCGGTTTACGTCCTTCATGGACTATATCTTTCTTTACTAATTTAAAATTACTCTTAGTATCCTTATCATCTTTTATATCTAATTCAGGGTATATACGACGGAATACATCCGACCGTACCAAGTCCCTGCTATACTCTGCTGACTCCAGGGATAAGGCTGAACTATATGACGCTGTAATAAATCGCATCCAATACCATCTTGTCCAACACCATACTGGAAACATAATACTACACGTTATGGTTTTTGTTGTACCGGGCGGTACATTGATAATTAGGTCATATTCTCTCGGTAAGCCTTTTGCTACTCTCTCTGCTACTTGTTCTAATTCCTTACAAAGGTATTCTATATGCCAATTTGATCTAAACTCGTCGTTACTTATCTGTGGCCAGAAATACTTTATAAACTCAAACAGGCTACGGTTATTTATTTCTCGTCTTGCTTGCGCTTGAACTTCCTCTTTAGATATATCAGGGAGTTTAATCGTTGCTGTCTCCATGTTCTGGTAGTTCTACTAATCCAACGTTTTCTAATATTTTCAATTCCTTATCTGATAGTTTTGTTAGATCCAATATATGTCTATGTTGTACGGATCCTTCCAGGCGATGAACATCCTGCCAACGATTAGGTGCCCGGTTTTTTAGGAAGAATATCTGGGCGGTGACGTTTGGTGGATAATGTTTCATGGTAGGAGTTTGTATAACCTCTCCATCTATTACGGCGAAATGTGTGTCAGGATGGGAATACCCCACGGCACTTTCTACCAGGGATTGTTCTACTCTTTCTGTATACTGGGCTTTTCCTCTTTGTAAAGCTTCAAGGAATTCAGGTTTGGTACGTTTCCAATAGTTAATGGTATGTTCATGGACATTCAGGGCTATTGCTATTTTCTTTTCAGTTATTCCCTCCATTGCCAACATCATCGCCCGGTATATCATTGACTCATCCCACTTTCCCGGTTTACTTCCAGGGTTTAATACCCCTACCTTCTTTGTTTTTCGGGTAAGATTATATTTTTTTGGCTTGGTGCGGGTCATTTATCCGATTAATTTAATTGGATAATATAATATATTTATGTGGAAGGAAAAATATAAAAGATTTTTTGTTTAAAAATGTTATAATAGAATGGTTAGTATTGTTGGAGTTTATATCTTATTTATAATCAATATAAATTAAGGGTACTTTTTAAAATAATTGTTTAAAAATTTTTTTATTAAAATAGTTTTATTAATTTTATATCAGAAACAAACACAATGGAAACAGTAAAAATCAATCAAAACCTTAAAATGATGAAACAAGCAATAGATTATTCGATGCAACCAGGATCACTTTCATTAAAGTATTATAAATTCTTTACTCCTGGATTATGTACCTACAAAACCAAGTCTAAAATTATAGAAGCTCTGAATTTAGGAATTGAAGTATATAGGCTGGACAAAATTATGAATAATATTCACCGATGGAATGGAGAAAAATGGGAAATAGTAGAACATAATTAACCCTAAAACCATGATAAAACCAGGCGATCTAATCGTTCCCAAAAATTACCCGGAACTTAAAAGCCGAGTAATCCAAGTAATCACCCACAGCGCTTTCGATGAAACCTTGTATGTAGTAAAAGGTGGAATACGTTATACCAGAGATGAAATTCAAACTATTTATCATAAAATTTAATTATTATGAAAACAATACAAATTGAAATCAAACAGCAAAATGAAACTTGCGAACTACATAATGTCTATGTTGGATATAATAACAAATATCCTCAACTACATTCAATGGCTTTATCTATGGATGAGTCTAAAATATTATCCTTTGATATTATCCGGGCAAATAAAGATTGTAAGCCCGAAATATTAATAGATACTTTTTAATATTCCATGATCCCCCAAGTCAAAAAAGCTGAGGTAATCCGATACAAAAACGGGAGACGTGGAATTAAAATCACTTTCTCATTTAACTTCGAAGACCTCGACCGGGTAAAAAGCCTCACTGAAAGAAGATTTTATCCGGAAGGTAAATATTGGACTGCGCCACTGAAAATGCAATCCATAGAAAGCCTCAAAAACTGGAATTTTACTCTTTGCCCCGAACTCCAGCAATACTTACGTAAAACAAAAGTCCATATCAACCAGATATCCGAAATAGAGGTGCCAGGATTACGGCAAGAACTTTATCCTTTTCAAAAAGTAGGAGTGGCTTTTATCGAAGCTAAAGAAGGTAGGGTATTAATTGGAGATGAAATGGGTCTAGGTAAGACTATACAAGCTTTGGCATGGTTACAGCTACATCCTGAACTTCGCCCTGTTATTATCGTAGTACCAGCCTCCCTTAAACTTAACTGGGCTAAGGAAGCACATACATGGATGAATAGACCACGTATACAAATACTATCTGGAACTACTCCTAATATCAAACTAAAAGGGGAAATCATTATTATCAACTACGACATTCTCCATCCTTGGATGAACGTTTTATTGGCTTATAACCCGGCTGTTCTTATTACGGATGAATGTCACTATTACAAGTCCTCAAAAGCTAAGCGCACTAAGGCTGTAATGGCTCTAGGAAGGCGTATACCGTACGTTCTTGCCCTGAGTGGTACTCCTATATTAAACCGCCCTATTGAAGTCTACAACGCCGTTAAACTGATTGACCCTACTATCCTTCCTACACGCTTTGAGTTTGCTATGAAATACTGCGGGGCTAAGAACAATGGGTTTGGGTGGGATTTCTCGGGAGCAACTAATACTGAGGAGCTACATGAAAAGCTTTCAATTACTATAATGATACGTCGGAAGAAAGTAGACGTATTACCCGACCTGCCTGATAAAATGAGATCCTTTATTCCTATGGAACTGGATAATGAGAAAGAATATCAGTTTGCTGAAAGTAACTTTATTGCATTCGTACGTGGTAGAAAAGGAAAGGAGGCTGCCGAGCGGGCTAGCAATGCCCAAGCCCTGGCTGAGATCGAAGGATTAAAACAATTAGCCGTCCAAGGTAAAATGAAACAAGCTATTGAGTGGATCACGGACTTCCTAGAAAGTGATCAGAAGTTGGTTATATTTGCCGTCCATAGATTTGTTATTGATACCTTAATGGAAAGATTTGGAACGATCGCCGTAAAAGTAGATGGATCGGTTACTGGATTAAACAGGCAGAAGGCCGTAGTAGAATTTCAAACTAACCTTGCTACTCGTTTATTTATAGGAAACATAAAAGCTGCCGGAGTAGGAATAACTCTTACGGCTGCTTCTAATGTTGCTTTTCTGGAACTTCCCTGGACTCCCGGAGAAATGGTGCAAGCAGAGGACAGAGTGCATAGAATTGGGCAGCGTAATAATGTATGC